GCTAATATGTTAGCAAACGAAATTTATTTAGATAGTGCAGACATAAGAAAAAATATTGTTTCATTAGCAAAGATGTTGGGTTATACTCCATCATCACCAAGAGCTCCTATTGCAAACGTAGATATACTTTTAAACAATGCTACAGGTGCTTCTGTAACAATGAACAAAGGAACAACTTTTACTTCTACAGTTGATGGCATTGCATATGAGTTTGTTACAAACCAAGATGTTACAATAACACCTGCCGATGGTGTTTACAGATTTTCAAATGTATCTTTATATGAAGGTACTTTAGTAACTTATCGTTACACAGTTGATAGTACAGACGTTGACCAAAAATTTATTATACCAAGTGTTAATGCTGATACTTCAACTTTAAAAGTTTCAGTTCAAAATTCAGCAGGCGATACTACCATATCAACTTATACACTTGCAAGTGGATTAAAAAGTTTAACAGATACATCTAAAGCATATTTCTTACAAGAAACTGATACAGGAAAGTTTGAAGTTTATTTTGGTGATGGTGTTATAGGACAAAACTTATCAGACGGTAACATTGTAATTTTAGAATACGTTGTTACAAATAAAACAGAAGCAAACGGTGCTTCTACATTTACACTATCAGGTTCTATTGGTGGGTTTACAAATGTTTCTGTTTCAACTAATTCATCAGCACAAGGTGGTGCTGAATCAGAATCAAAAGAGTCAATTAGATTTAATGCACCATTACAATATACATCACAAGATCGTGCTGTAACGACAACTGATTATGAAACTATTGTAAGATCAATTTATCCTAATGCGTTATCAATTAGTGCTTGGGGTGGTGAAGATGATGAAACGCCAGTTTATGGTGTTGTAAAAATTGCTATTAAAGCGGCGTCAGGTTCTACATTAACAGACGCTACAAAACAAAACATAGTTACATCTTTAAAACCTTATAACGTTGCGTCTGTAAGACCAGAGATTGTTGATCCAGAAACTACATCTTTACTATTAACAGTAAACGCTAAGTATGATAAAAAATCAACAACAAAAACAGCAGACACTTTAAAATCAGAAATTATAAGTGCAATTACAAATTACAATACAAATACTTTGCAAAAATTTGATGCTGTGTTTAGATATTCAAAATTAACAGGTTTAATAGATGATGTTGATACTTCTATACTTTCAAATATCACAACAGTTGATATGAGAAAATCATTTACACCTACATTAAGTTCATCTACAAGATATGATGTTTACTTTAGAAATGCGATATACAATCCTCATACAGGACACGAACCAGTTTTATCATCTACAGGATTTACAGTTGCAGGTAATTCAAACGAAATGTTTTTAGATGATGATGGATTAGGTAACGTTAGAAGATATTATCTATCATCTGGTATTAGAACATATGCTAATAACACACAAGGTACAATTGATTATAGTACAGGACAAATTACAATTAATTCTTTAAATGTTTCATCAATTTCAAATATTAGAGGTGCGTCATCATCTGTAATTGAATTAACAGTTACACCAAGTTCTAATGATGTTGTACCTGTAAGAAATCAAATTATAGAAATAGATGTTGCAAATTCAAACATAACGGTAGAAGAAGATACTTTTGTAGGAGGTTCTGCTGAGGCAGGAGTTGGTTACACGACTACAACAAGTTACTAGTGTTCAATGGCAAAATTTAATGACAAAATCTCAACGCTCATTAATAGTCAATTACCAGATTTTGTAATTGACGATCACCCACAATTTGCCAAATTTCTAAAAATATATTTTACATTTATGGAATCTGCCGAGTTGCAGGTTACCTCAATTGAATCTACAGACGGTATAACTTTAGAAAACGAAACAGGTCGTACAGATAATTTATTATTAGATGGTAGTAAAATTAGTTCAGAAAGAACACAGTTAGACGCTGGTGAAAAATTAATTTTAGAAGATTCATCTTTTGGTAAATTTACAGTAGGAGAAACTGTAACAGGTAGTACATCAAACGCAACCGCAACTGTTGTTGCTGAAGATTTAGCAAACAATAGAATTTTTATATCAGCACAAGATAAATTTATTAAAGGTGAAATTATAATTGGTGGTTCTTCAAACGCACAAGCAGTTATTAATAACTATCGACCAAATCCTGTACAAAACATTCAACAACTTTTAAACTTTAGAGATCCAGATAAAGTTATTTCTGATTTCTTAACGAAGTTTAGAAATGAGTTTTTAAAAACAATACCTGAAGAATTAGCAGCAGGATTAGATAAAAGAAATTTAATTAAAAATATTAAATCTATGTACCGATTAAAAGGTACTAATGAAGGTCACGCATTATTTTTTAGAATTTTATTTAACGAAGTATCTGAAACATTTTATCCAAGAGAACAAATTTTAAAGGCGTCTGATGGACAATGGGATACACAAAAAGTTTTAAGAGCAGTTGCAACAATAGGTAACACAACTAATTTAGTTGGTCGTACTATTACAGGACAAACTTCAGGTGCTACTGCTGTTGTTGAATCAGTTAGAAAGTTTATTTTAGGTGCAAAAGAAATATCAGAATTTATAATTAACAATGATACCTATGATGGTACGTTTGTTATCGGTGAACAAATTACAGGAACAGAAACAGACGCTGATGATTATTTTATAAAAGCAAATATTACAGGTATACCAGGTACAAAAACTGTTACTAATGACGGTAACTTATATACGACTGCCGATCTAATTACAATTAATGGTGGTGGTGTTGGTGCTAGTTTAACGATTAATGATGTAGGTACAGGTGGTATATCAGAAATTATTATAGATGATAATGGATCAGGTTATACAGTAGGAGATGTTTTAAACTTTACAAATACAGGAACACAAGGTGCAAATGCCGCTGGTTTTGTTTCAGTTGTTAATGGAGGTTTTACACTTGAAGAAAGTACATCATCAACTGAAGATCATATTGTTTTAGAAGATGAAACAACAAGAGGCGATCAATACTTTGGAAATAAAATTGTACAAGAACCTGAAACTAATTCTAATCTAAATGACATCACAGATATTTTCTTAACAAATAACGGAAGTGGTTATTTAACTTTACCGACTGTTACAGTAACATCATCTGGTACAGGTGCAAACGTATTAGCATATGGTACAGAAATAGGAAGAGTAATTGGATTAAAAACAAACGAATTAGGAGAAGGATATGAAGAGTCTCCAACTCCACCTACAATTGCATTTAGAAATAATTTAATCTTAACATCTATAACAGGTAGTTTTGTAGAAGACGATACCGTAACAGGTGGTACTTCAGGTGCAACTGGTACTGTTGTAAGTTTTGATAGTGATAGAAATTTATTAAAACTAAAAGATGTATCAAACTCTTTTGATGTAGATGAAACAGTAACATCAACAAGTGGTGGCTCTGCTACACTTTCAAAAATAGATGTTGCAAGTGCAAGTGTAGATGTTGTTTCTGTTGCAGACACAGATGGTAAGTTTTTAAATGAAGACGGTTTCTTATCAGAATCAACAATGAAGTTACAAGATAGTTTATACTATCAGGACTTCTCTTACGTATTAAAAGTAGGACGATCAATTAATACTTGGCGTGATTCATTTAAAAAGACAATGCACACCGCTGGTTTTTACTTTACAGGTCAAGTTGATTTAGAAAATAGAATTAATTTAAGAATTAAATCACCTGTAGATGGTATCTTCTCTGGTGTTTCTGAATCACCTTTATTCTCTATACTTAATACTTTATTCAGTACACTATTTGGTAGAAGATTAGGAACAGTAGATGATGGTACAACTTTAAGAGCAACAGCAAATATACCTGCTGACGTTGACTTAAATCCTGCAACTGTAGAACACTTTACAGCAAATACAAGAGATTTAACTTTAAGTAGACCTAATGTAGAAATAGATTACACAAGTAGAGTTAGAAGAACAATTGATGGTGTAAATATTTCACAAGGATTTGCATATGCAGGTCCTAGATTTGGTACATTAAACAAATTTGCAAATACAGCATTTGGTATTAATAATGCTGGTAGTGGTATTACATTTCAGACTTTAAATGAAATCAAAGTACAAGGAACAAGATCAGCACTAGACGGTAGAGAAGGTATCTTTTTAATGACTTCAAATCCAGATGGTCAATTAGTAAAGACAAACTTTGCATTACCAAGTGAATTAGCAGTTTCTCAACCATTGTTTAGTAATACTTTAATTAAATTTGATAATACAAACTTCACAATGGACGATACTAACCCATAAAAAAGATTATAAATAGTCTAAAGAGAGAACAATAAAAAATGGCAAAACAATCAATTAATATAGGATCAGTACCTAATGACGGAACGGGTAGTACGCTTAGGGACGCAGGTGATCTAATTAACGATAATTTTAACGAAATTTATACTGCCATAGGTGATGGTACCACATTAACATCTGGTACTTTTCTTACTACAACAAATTCAGAATCAGTTACAAATAAAACTTTTGATACAACTAACATCTTTCCTACAATTACAATAGGAGATGATACTTCTACTAACTTTACTTTAAGTTTAGGTGGTAGTTTTGAGATTGTTGGTGGTTCAGGTATTAATACTGCTATTGATAATAACAGAATAGTTTTATCTACAGACGGTTCTATTGTTACAGAAACTTCAAGTGATACGTTAACAAATAAAACTATCAATGCACCAGATAATACTATTACAAATATTTCAAATTCAAACTTATCGGGTACTGCTGGCATAACAAATGCCAATTTAGCAAACTCATATATCACAATCGGTGATGACACTTCAACAAACTTTAATGTTGATTTAGGTGGCAGTTTTGAAATCGTTGGTGGTTCTGGTATTAACACCGCAATAGAAAATAATAGAATTGTTTTATCAACTGATGGATCAATTGTAACAGAAACATCTTCAGATGTTTTGACAAATAAAACAATCAATGGTCCAGATAACACATTAACAAATATTGCAAACGGTTCTTTAGCAAATTCTACAATTACTTTAGGTAGTGATGTTATTAATTTAGGCGATACAACAACTACAATTACAGGTTTAAGTTTAGACGGAACAGGAACAATTGATTTAACAGGTTCAGGTTCAAAAGCAAGATTTAACTTTGCTGGATTTGGTTCATTGCCAACTGCTGCTACTTACGAAGGTATGTTTGCATATGACACAACAGGACAAGTTCCTTATGTTGCAGACGCAGGTGGTTGGACAAGAATACAAACTGAAAATGATTCTATATCAGTACATTCAGATGTAAACATTACAGGTATTGCTGACGGATATATTTTAAAATGGTCTTCAGCACAGGCAAGATTTAACGTTGTTGCCGATACAGGTGGTGCTACTAATTTAACAGTAAGTGATGATAGTTCAACACAAGGTACTATATCTTTAGCAAGTGATGTTTTAGGATTAGTTGGTGGTACAGGTATTTCGACAACAGTTAATCCAGGTAATAAAACTATCACAATTACAAATACTAAAACATTTACCACAGATAAATCAAACACAGGTGACGGATCAACTCAAGCATTTACGATAAATAGTGGTAGAACAGTTGATGATATTTTAGTAATTGTAAACGGTATTGTTTTAACACCAACAGACGACTATACTGTTTCAGGAACAACATTAACATTCACAAGTGCTCCAGCTGCTTCAGCGGGCATTGTTATAAGGTACTTAGGATAATTAAATGGCAGAAACATCAGCAAGTAAACTATCAAAAAGAATCCACACAGATGGCTCTACTCACTATAAAGGTGCAACAGCGCCAGCAGGTGTAGTTGAAGGAGATTTGTGGTATGATACTTCAGTAGGCGCTTTAAAATCTTATAATGGCTCAGCATTTATTAAGATATCGGCTGATATTCCTACATTGTCTAGCATATCTGGAGATATTACAACGGGAAATTCATCAAATTTAACACTTGCAGGAACAAACTTTTTAGCATCAAATTTAGTAGTAAACTTTAAGCAATCTTCGGATGCAATTGATGTAGATGTAACAGTTACACCTACAAATGATAGTGCAGCTACAGTAACAGTACCAAGTTCAGTTTATAATAATGTAACAGTCGGTAATGCAGTTACTATCAAAGTTACCAATTCTGATGCTGCTACTTCAAATACAGTAGATAAAACAGCAATTCAAGGACCGTATTCAGTTGACTTTTTAGTTATCGCAGGTGGTGGTGGAGGAGGTAGAAATGCAGGTTCTGTAGCTCCAGGTTCTGGTGGAGGTGCTGGTGGTTACAGAGCATCTTATAATAATGAAACATCTGGTGGAGGAGGAAGTTCAGAAAGTTCATTGACATTTTCTCCTAGCACAGTTTATACAATTACAGTTGGTGGTGGTGGTGCAGGAACTGGCAGAAATAATGGTTCAAATAGTTCTATTTCTGGTTCAGATATATCCACAATAACATCTGATGGTGGTGGTTATGGTGGTGGAGATGATGGTTCAATTTATACTGGAAATTCTGGTGGTTCTGGCGGTGGTGCTTATAAAACCGCTGCTGGTTCAGGAACAGCTAATCAAGGTTTTGATGGTGCACCTGGAACAAATCCAGCTGGTGCAGGAGATGGTGGCGGTGGAGCTGGTGCTCAAGGTGTTGCTGGTGTCGGTGTAGTTGGTGGTGCTGGTGGTGCTGGAGTTGCATCTACAATAACTGGTTCATCTGTTACAAGAGGTGGCGGAGGAGGTGGTGCTGGAGATGTTGGTGCTATCGGAGTTGGTGGTTCTGGTGGTGGTGGAGATGGTGGTGGTGGTGCTGAACCTCCTACACTTCAACCTACAAATGGTTCTACTAATACTG